ATCTTCTTGATGTCCGCGCGAGCGGGATATCTGGGGGGACCTGTGGTCGAAGCCGCAGGCGGTGATGTGGGCCGAGCTGGGCCAGGACCTCGAGGTGGCGCTGTTCTGCCGGACGCTGGCGGAGGCGGAGCAGCCGGACGCCCGCGCCGACATCAAGAAGATGGTGCGCGGCTACCTCGACAGCCTCGGTCTGAGCGTCTCCGGCATGCTGCGGAACCGGTGGAAGATCGCCCCGGCCGCCGAGGTGGCCGCCCTCGAAGCGTCGGCCGCGCCGGAGGCGCCGCGGCGCCGGTCGGCCCGTGACCGGCTGAAGGTCGTGCCCAGTGGCGAAGGGGCCTGACGCCGGGCCCGAGTTCGTCGTCGACTTCCCCACCCTGTGGGTTGTTCCGGACTGGATCGAAGCGCACTGCCCGGTCCCGGACGGCTTCCGCCAGGGCGAGGACCTCGAGCTGTACCCGTGGCAGTTGTGGTGCACGGTCAACCACTACCGGGTGAAGCCCGCAGCGGTGGTCGGCCAGTTGGCGCCGGCGTTCCACTACCGCCGTAGCCAGATTGTCGCGCCGCAGAAGACCGGTAAGGGCCCGTGGTCGGCGACCATCACCCTGGCCGAAGCCGCGGGCCCGGTCGTCTTCAACGGCTGGGCGCGCGGCGGCGAGCTGTACCGCTGCTCGGACCACGGCTGCGGCTGCGGCTGGTGGTACGCCTACGAGCCGGGCGAGCCGATGGGCACCCCATGGCCGACCCCGCTGATTCAGCTGGTGGCGACCGCTGAGGACCAGGTCGACAACGTCTACCGGCCGCTGCGGAACATGGTCAAGCACGGTCCGCTGTCGGAGTTCATCCGGGTCGGCGAGGAGTTCGCCCGCGTCGGTGAGGAAGGCCGCATCGACACGGTGACCTCGTCGGCGATGTCCCGGCTGGGCAACCCGATCACGTTCGCCAACCAGGACGAGACGGGACTGTGGACCACGGCGAACAAGCTGCGGCGCGTCGCGGAGACGCAGCGCCGGGGCCTGGCCGGCATGGGCGGCCGGTCGATGGAGACGACGAACGGCTGGGACCCCAGCGAGAACTCGGTGGCGCAGACCACCAGCGAGTCGAAGTCGCGGGACATCTTCCGGTACCACCCGCAGGCGCCGAAGACGCTGTCCTATGGCAGCAAGCGGGACCGCCGGAAGATCCACGCCGTGGTGTACGCCGGGTCCGATCACGTCGACCTGGACGCGATTGAGGCGGAGGCCGCCGAGATCATGGAGAAGGACCCGGCCCAGGCCGAACGGTTCTTCGGCAACCGGTGCGTGTCCGGGTCGGCGGCCTGGCTGGACCCGGCGAAGTGGGCGGCCAAGGCGGCGCCCCGGCGGATCCGGCCGATGACGCGAATCGTCCTCGGCTTCGACGGCTCGGACGTCGACGACTGGACGGCGATCCGGGCGGAGACGATGGACGGCTACCAGTTCACCCCGGTCTACGGGGAGAACGACGAGCCGACCATCTGGAACCCCGCGGACTACGGCGGGCAGGTGCCGCGCGCTGAGGTGCGGGCGGCGATGGGTCAGCTGATGGCCCGGTACGACGTGGTGCGGCTGTACGCGGACCCTCCGTACTGGATGACCGAGATCGACGACTGGGTGGACTTGTACGGCGAGGAACGGGTGATCCGCTGGCACACCCGGCGCATCGTGGCGATGCACGCGGCGTGCGAGCGGCTGAAGACGGACGTCGTCAAGAGCGGCGGGACGTTCTCGCACGACGGCTGCGCGATCACGGCGGACCACATCGCCAACACGCGTGCGGCCGCGCGCCCGATGGACCGCTATGTGCTCCGCAAGGCGAGCCCGGCCCAGAAGATCGACGCCACGATTCCGAGCATCCTCGCGCACGAGGCACTTGGTGACGTCATCGCGGCCGGCCTCGCCGAGAAGCAGACCTCCTACTACTACGGCAGCTGAGAGGGGGCCCGATGGCCACGATGGAGCAGGCTCTCCGTCTCGTGCAGCTGCTCGAGGCGGAGCTGATCCAGCGCAGTCGCGCCATCACCCGCCACGACTCCTACTACCGCGGGGAGCACCCGCTGAAGTTCGCGTCGGATGAGTTCGCGAAGTTCCACGGGGACCGCTACCGCGACTTCTCCGACAACTGGGTCCAGGTGGTGGCCGACTCCCCGGTGGAGCGGATGACCGTCACCGGCTTCCAGGCCTCCGGGCAGACGAAGGCTGATGAGGACCTGTGGAAAGTGTGGCAGGTCAACGGCCTGGACGCCGACAGCCAGCTGGGGTTCCTCGGCTCCGTCATCCACGGCCGGTCCTTCCTGCTGGTGTGGGGCAACCCGCGCGACCCGGACATGCCCGTGGTCACGTTCGAGGACGCCTCGCAGTGCGTCATCGGCTACGAGCCCGGCTCGCGGCGGGAGCGGCGGGCAGCGCTGAAGCGCTGGCAGGACGGCGACACGGACTTCGCGACGCTGTTCCTGCCCGGTGAGGTGTGGAAGTTCTCCCGGCCGCGGCTGCTGCAGAACGGCGTGCAGTCGCCGCAGATGACGGACGTGGACGAGGAGATGAAGCGGTGGGCGCCGCGGGATATGGGCGAGGAGCCGAACCCGCAGGTCAACCCCATGGGCGTGGTGCCGATGGTGGAGCTGCCCAACAAGCCGGTCCTGGCCGGCGACCCGATCTCGGACGTGCACGGCGTGATCGCCATGCAGGACGCCATCAACCTGCTGTGGGCGCAGCTGTTCACCGCCTCCGACTACGCCTCGTTCCCGCAGCGGGTCATCATGGGCGCCGAACGCCCGGTGATCCCGAAGCTGAACAGTGAGGGCGAAGTCGTCGGCGTGCAGCCGGTGGACATCGAGAAGTTCGCCGTGGACCGCGTGATGATGTTCAACGGCAAGGACGTCCGCATCGGCGAGTGGCAGGCCGCCAACCTCGCCATGTACACCGGCCTGATCGAGGTCGCCGTGGGCCACCTGGCCGCCCAGACCCGCACCCCGCAGCACTACCTGGTGGGCAAGATGGCCAACCTTGCCGAGGGGGCGCTGCTGGCCGCTGAGACCGGTCTGGTGAAGCGGACCGAGGAGAAGCACATCTGGTCCGGGCAGGGCCTGCGTGAAGGCGCCCGGCTGATCGCCCTGGCCCGCGGGGAGGACGGCAAGGCGGACGCGCTGCGCTCCGGGCGGGTGCTGTGGAAGGACGCCGAGTCGCGCAGCCACGCGCAGCTGGCGGACGCGCTGCTGAAGCTGAAGCAGCTGGGGTTCCCCTTCGAGTGGCTGGCCCTGCGCTACGGCCTCACGCCCACCGAGGTCGCCGACGTGATGGCGATGCGGATGGAGGAGCTGGAGGCCGACCCGGTCACCGAGCTCACCCGGCAGATCGGCGGCGGCCCGCCCACCCTCGGCAACGAGCCGCCCGCCGGCGGTGCCCCGGAGGACGAACCGAGCGAGGGTGAGGACGCCGCGTGACTGCCATCGACTACGACCTCGAATTCCTCGAGGACGGATGCCACATCGAGCTGATCTCGATCGGCATGGTGTGTGACGACGGCCGCGAGTACTACGCCGTGAACTCCGACATGCCGGTTGACCGCGTCCTCGCGCACCAGTGGCTCAAGGCCAACGTGTGGCCGCACCTACCGCTGCGCGGCTACAAGCCCGCCCCACAGATCAACGCTCTGCAGCAGAGCGATGGGCGCCTCGACATGAGTGACACCCGGATCAAGCCGCATTGGGTGATCGCCAACGAGGTGCGCGAGTTCATCCTCGCTACCGGGCCCGACGTCGAACTGTGGGCAAACTACGGCGCTTACGACCACGTCGCCCTGGCTCAGCTCTGGGGACCGATGGCTCGCCTCCCCGAGGGCGTCCCGATGTTCACGCACGACATCCAGCAGGAGCGCACCCGCCTCGGCCTGCGCTGGGACGAACTCCCGCAGCAGGAGTCCGGAGAGCACAACGCCCTCGCGGACGCCCGCCACAACCAGACCGTCCGGCGCTGGCTCGCCGAACAGGCGGCGGCATGAGCCCGACCCCGGAGGCGGTCGCGCACATGGAGGCCCGGCAGCGTCTGGCGCTGGCGACGGCGCTGGCCACGCACCGCGTGTGGCGGCGCCTGGACCAGGACAACCTGGTGCAGTCGTGGGCCGG